GGGGGCGCGCGATCTTGGCACGGATCTTGGCAATGCGACGGAAGGGGCTCGGTCGGGGCGTGGCATGGCCCGCGCGCCAAACGCCGCAAACGGCGCGCACGGCCCTTACAGGGCCTATTCTATTCCTAGAAAACGAGCGTTCCTAGTGTTCGCCGATTGAACACACACAACCCCTAGTGGGTCTTTTCGTGCATCCCCTGAACACTGAACGGGCGTTCGAAAGCAGGGATCGTGCCACCTCGGCGCCTGAACCCGCGTTCAGTGCCAGGCGCCTGAACGTCCATCGCCTGAACACCCGGACCACTGAACGCTCGAGCAGTGAGCTGAACCTGTGTTCAGTGTCCCCCGCCCGGGGCCGTGGCACTGAACACCCGTCCCCCTTGACGGCCCCAGCGGGAGCACTGGGGGATCGACCCGTCGATTCCGGTTGACACAACGCGACCGGAAATCCACCGAATCCCCTCTGGAGGGGAACCGGGCCAGCGGGGCCAGCGAAACAGGCATGCGCGGATCGCCCTTGTAGATAGGCCTTTCGCGATTTTTGTGCGAATTCGCCTTGCGGATAGGCCTTTTCGCGTTTTCACAATCGCCCTTGTTTCAAGGCGTTTCGTGACATTTCTCCGAATACCCCTATTTTTAAGGCGTTTCGTGACCGGGGGGTCCCCCAACGGGCCGGGGGGGTCGCGCCCGTACCTCCCTCGCCAAGAAGATGGAGAAAAATCTGGTGAAAAAGTGGGCAGAGGTGCCCCGGGGAGGGAGGGAAAAATCTGGTGAAAAAGTGGGCATTGGGCGGGGGTGCCTGGGGAAGGGGCGTTGCGAGGGACCGGGGGGAGGGTGTAGGGATAGGGAATGAGCGAGCGAGCGAGCGACGACGTCATCAGGGAGCGGGTGAGGGGGCTGACGAGGCCTGAGGGGCCAGTGGAGCCTGTAGGGGGCGCGGGGGAGCTGGGGGAGCCTGCGGAGGAGCCGGTGGGGGTGAGGGTGCTGCCGAGGGACCTTGGGGGGGAGGTCACGAGTGCGGTGGAGGTGAGGGGGACGGGGCTGGCGAGGTCGATGGATGGGAAGCCGGAGTTGCCGGCGGGGAAGGGGAAGGCGAAGGACCGGTCGACGAAGGAGCAGTGGGGGAAGCTCGTGGAGGCGTACCGGGAGGTGCCTGGGGGGCACCAGAACGCCGCGAAGGTGGCGGGGGTGTCGAGGAGGACAGCGAGGAGGGCGTGGGAAGAGGGGTTCAGTTGGGCCCCGTGGGGGATGGTGCCGATCGAGAAGATGATGGAGGCGGAGCAGAGGGACGCGCGGGCGCTGGTGCAGAAGAAGTACACGCACGAGACGGCGAAGAGGTTGCAGGAGGAGATTGAGCGAGACCAGCTGGCGAAGCAGCACTCGGTGGAGGCGCGGGCGGATGAGGGGATCCTCCTGCAGCTGGGGCGAAAGACGGCGGGGCAGGTCCTGGGGGTCGTGGGGGCCATGACCCCGGGGCTGCGGCTCTTGGCTCAGCGCATGAATGAAGCCCTGATGGTCCACATGGCCGAGGGGAAGGTGATGACCATGGGGGAGCTTCAGGAGGCCCTGAAGCTGGTCGAGAAGTCGGCGATCGTGATCCGGAACCTCGCCGGCGCGACGGAGTCACTCATTGAGGCCGAGCGCATGTACCTCGGCGAGGCGGTCCGGAAGGTCGAGCTCACCATGAGCGCCGAGCAGGCCATGAAGGAGCTCGAGCGGGCGAGGGACTGGCTGGAACCGGGCCGGGAGGACAACATCATCGACATCACGAACCACCGCTTCCTGACGGACGCGGAAAAGGACGAGGAAGCCGCTAAGGCGAGGGGATGATCCTCAACGGCAAGGTCTACGTCGACGGCAAGGAAGTTCGGTCGGTTTCGTCTGCCGAGCTCAGGATCCGCGGAGCGTCGGCAGACCGCGTCGATATCGACGACCCATACATGGTTCCGAGGCGCGGGGCTCAGCGGCTCGTGATCTTCGACGAGCGTGCTCGCTTCGGCAACGACCTGCTCGAGTCGGTCATGTCTGCGATCCAGGCAGGGATGGGCGGGGGCGCGCCGATTGTTCGGATCCCAGACCCGGACAGGGAAGTGTTCCGGCTGCTCCGCAACGCGTCGTCGGAGCGGTATCCCCGGATCGTCCTGCACCCGCTCACCGCGACGGATCGCAGCTACCAACTCCCGGAGGCGTCGACCCCCTCGCTGGGGCCGGGGCCCGACTACAACTGGTGGGCGCGGGTCCGTGAAGGGATCGCCGTGCGGGACCACCAGAACTCGGGCTTGCGCGGTAGGGCCACGAGGGCAAGGGCGCCGGCGGTCACGCGGCGCTGCTCCCCGGGGCTCCAGCAAACCCGGGGTGTCGGGGTGGGGAAGGTGTCCAGGCGGGCGCGACGGCGGTGCGGACGGTGAACGACGACGAAAGCGCGCCCCCAGCACCAGTCGTCGACCTTGCCCTGTTCAGGCAGAAGCGCGAAGCGGCCACGCCTGCGAAAGACGGGCAGCGGTACAAGTTTCACTTCGACGCCGACACCCTGAGCATTTCGCTCGAGACACCGCACGGGGTTGTCACGTGGGGGCGCGGGTCTGCGGAGACGATCGGGACGTGGCTCGTGCGGTCGGTCAACCACGTGCGCCGCAAGGAGGCTCAGGCCCAGCGGGAGACGATCACGGTCCCGGCACTCCGGAAGTCCATCAACGACGCCGTCCTCGCAGACCGAACAGGCGGGCGCGACGCTGGCGCTGAGGAGCGCGTCCAGCACTTGCGCTACGCAGACTATCAGGCGTGGGCGATGCTCACGGAGCGGGAGCGGGGCCGCTGGCTCCGGCTGATGCGCAAGCGGAGGAAGGAAGGGAACAGGTCGTGAGCCAACCGGGCCGGTACATGATCGATCGCCCGTGGAAGGTCGCGCTCCTGCGCAGACGCGACGGCGACCTGTGCCACCTGTGCGGCGCCCCGATGGCGTTTCCAGTCGGAACGGACCCCAGGAACGACTGGAGCGCGACCCTCGATCACCTGGTCCCCGTCGCGCACGGCGGAACCGACGAGCTCCAGAACCTGAAGCTCGCCCACTACAGCTGCAACGTCCGCCGCGGCACGGAGCCGTACCGATGATCGTGCTCAAGCAGGTCGAACGATTCGGCGCTGGATGGTGGCCGTGGCGGCACGCACGTAGTCCGGGCGACGGCACCACGCACTTCGACGGCGCCAGCGTCACCTGTGGAGGGTGCGGGACCCCGTTCAGCCTCGCCCGCCACACGATCGCTCCAGACGGCACGGTGTCGCCGTCGGTCGTGTGTCCGCACCCTGGCTGCAGCTGGCACGTATTCCTCCGGCTCGACGGCTGGCGTGGTGTTTGAAGCTGAATCCTGATAGCGATCCTGCTTCAACAGTCGGGCGACGCCCCGAGGGAGTGACGCACATGAGCAACGCGACGAAGAGCCCCGCCCAGACGGCCTATGAGGCGTACGCGAAGAGCACTGACAGCCTCACGTGGGACAAGAAGCCGATGCCGACGTGGGAGCAGATCTGCGACGCGTCGCACCACGTGGCGCTCGCATGGACGGCTGCGGCCCTCGCCGTGATGCTCGGCGGGGAGACAGAAGGGCTCACCTTCTCCGACGCCCTCGACGCGGCCAAGGCTGGGAAGCGGATCGCCCGCGCCGGGTGGAATGGCAAGAGCATGTGGGTCGCGCTCACGCCGGGGTCGACGATCCCTGTCGGGCTTGCGCGAGACGGCGCGGCGCTGAAACTGGCGTCCGAGAAGGTGGCTCGCGCCAAGGATCTTCACGACGCCGAAGCGCAGACGATCGCCATCTTGCCGCACCTCGACATGCGAGCGGCCGACGGAAGCCTCGTGATCGGCTGGCTCGCCAGCCAGACCGACATGCTCGCCAACGACTGGGTCGTTCTCGATCCGTGATCCCGTCCTTCGTTCGCATCCGGGTTGCTGCCGACGCGCAGCGGTTCAAGCCTGAGCTCGCCCGGCTCGAGCGGGACCTTGTCGTGACCGACGAGTGGATCGCGTCTGTCCGGAGCCGGCTGGCCGAGGTGGGGGCGTCGCCGGCTCCAGCCCTTGAAGCGACCTTGAAGGTGTTCGAAGGCCGGAACTGGCTGTTGAAGCAGCAGTGTCGGCTGCTCCGCGCGTTCATGGCGCACTTGGAGGCAAGAAGCCACGTGATCGGGTAGCCTCACGAGGGCGGGGCGGAATGAGGCGGTGCACGTGTCCAACGACGCAGCGTTGATCGAGCAGGCGTATCGAACCCGGCTGGGCCGTGCAGCCATCGCCCGCACCGACCCGAACGCCTTCTGCGAGTTCGTCCTCAAGGACGACCGCCATCCAGACCGGCACATCAAGCAGGCGCCCGTCCACCGGACCTGGCACAAGCTGATCGACCGCCACGATCGGCTGATCCTCTGGGCGCACGTTGAAGGTGGGAAGCGGCTGAGGGTCGACGCGCCGCTGCCGACGCCGGACGGATCGTGGCGACTCATGGGGGACCTGTGCGTTGGGGACAAGGTCGTCAGTCGAGACGGCCGCGCGTGCACGGTCACCTGGGTGTCGCCGATCGTGTCGGCGATGGCGTACCGAATCACGTTCGACGACGGAACGACGATCGAAGCGGACCCGGAACATCAGTGGCTCGCGAAGTCGCTCGACGACGTGAACGTGCGAAGCCGTGCGGCGCACAAGGCCCCCTCGAAGAAGTTCGCAGCGAGTGCGGGACAGGCGTGTGCGTGCGGCTGCGGGCTGTCGGTTCGTCGCGGAAAGCGGTTCATCCACAATCACCATGGGCGACACGAGCGCACGGCGGACGGCTGGCGTGTCGTGACGACCGACGCGATGTTGAAGGCGGGGTTGCTCCGCGCGTCCGGAGCTCGGCGGAAGACCGGCGAGCCGTTCGACCAGTACATCTGGCGCATGCCGCTGCCCGCGCCTGTCGAGTTCCCGGAGCGAGAGCTACCGCTCGACCCTTACGTCCTTGGAGTGTGGCTTGGTGACGGCACGCGAGGAACTGGGCAGATCACCTTCCATATCGACGATCGGCGCGTCTTCGACGAATGCGTGCGGATCTTGGGCGGCGAAGGGCGCCACCGGCCAGACAAGCGGAAGCCCTACGTTCGAACCGGAACAGTGGGGGCTCGTGGTGCGATGCGGCGGGCACTTCGGAAGGCAGGGGTGCTTGAGCAGAAGAGCGTCCCTGCCGCGTACCTCACGGCGTCGCGTGCGCAGCGACTTTCACTCCTGCAGGGGTTGCTCGACACCGATGGAACCGTGACGCACCGAGGGGCTGCGCAGTTTGCGAACATGAATGAGGGCTTGACGGATGCAGTGCTTGAGCTCGCACGGTCGCTTGGCTTCAAGGCGCACAGGACGACGAAACGAGTGAAAAACCCGATTGACGGGCGCGATCTGGGTTTGTGTTTCACTGCGACTTTCATGGCAAGCGCTCCGGTGTTTCGACTTCCGCGCAAGCTGGCGTTGCAGCGGAAGAGTGCGCCTCACGGGCGAGCGGGGTACCGAAGCGTCGTAGCGATCGAGCCCGTGGCCCCAACGCGCATGCGGTGCATCCAGGTTGACTCGTCAGACAGTTCCTACCTCGTGGGACACGAGTACCTCGTCACCCACAACACTTCACAGCTGACGGGGCGCCTCCTCTTCGAGATCCAGAAGAACCCCGACATCCGGGCGGTGATCTGCGGGAACACGGCCGAGCAGGGGTACAAGACCCTCGGCGCCTGCGAGCGCTACATCGAGAAGGACCCGGATCTGAAGCTCGTGAATCCGAACCTTCACCCGTCGGATCCGTGGTCGCGGTCGCAGTTCTCGGTGAAGCGCAACATGATGGGTCGCGACTCGACCCTCACGGCGATCGGCGTCCACGGCAACATCCTCGGCGCCCGCATCGACTTCCTGGTCCTCGACGACATCCTCGACTACGAGAACACCCGGACGGCCGCGGCGCGTGAAGACCTCTGGAACTGGTACCACTCGACGCTCGTCGGCCGGCTCACCGAGAACGCGAAGGTCGTGATCATCGGGAACGCCTGGCACCCGGAGGATCTCCTTCACCGGCTCGCGAAGTCGGGAGCGTGGGAGGCGTACAAGTTTCCGGTGATCTCGGACGCCGGCGTGCTCCTGTGGCCAGAGCAGTGGTCGCTCGAGCGGGTGCAGAAGAAGAAGCAGGAGCTCATCAACCCGTCCGAATTCGCGCGGCAGATGCTGTGCAAGGCCCGCGACGACGCAGACGCGAAGTTCCGCGAGGAGTGGATCAACCTCTGCCTCGCCCGCGGCACCGATCTCGACTTCTGCTTCGACTTGAAGACCCTGTTCCCCGAAGGGCGGCTTCCCCCGGGGTTCCGAACGATCACCGGCGTCGACCTCGCCGTTGCCCGTCACTCGTCTGCCGACAAGACCGTGATCTTCACGGCTCTCATCCACCCGGACAACTCGCGCCAGCCGCTGTGGATCGACTCCGGACGCTGGACGGGGCAGGACATCATCGTCCGCATGCGGGACCACCGGAAGCGGTACAAGTCGGTCGCGGTCGTCGAGAACAACGCCGCGCAGGACTTCATCGTCCAGTTCGCCTCCAAGGACATCCCGATCATCCCGTTCACGACGGGGACCCAGAAGGCGCACCCGGAATTTGGCATCGAAGGGATCGCGGCTGAAATGGCCCGTGGCGAGTGGATCATCCCGAACAAGGGTGGGCGCAAGCACCCCGAGATCACCGCCTGGATTCAGGAAATGCTCTACTACGACGCCGCCAACCACACGGGAGACCGCCTCATGGCCAGCTGGTTCATGCGTGAAGGGGCGATGCGCCGGAAGAAGAAGATCGAGGCGGGCAACCACCGGCTGAACCGGCGATGAGTCGCCGCCCGATGCCAGCGTCGCGCCGGCGAGCTCCGGGTGCTCTCGACGCGAGGCAGCTCGACCATCGGTTCTACGACGTCATGGCCCATGCCCAGACGCAGGCCCTCAGGCGCTGCGGAGTCGACCTCCGGGAGGAGCAGTACCGGGAGCTCGTCGACGCCGTCCAGAGGGGCCAGGGCGTCGACCTGGGGCCCGCCCGAGCAGGGGGGCGGCTGTGGCGGGTCACCCTCGCCGACGTCGAATTGCTCGCCGTGTTCCGCGACGGGCTGATCCGGACGTTCCTCGACCCGGCCCGCGCCCTTGAGCTCACCGACGACGACGAGGCCGGTGCACAGGAATCCTGAGTAAATACGGGCAGTTACGGTCAAACCGACAATCAAGTTACCGCATGAAAATCAAGCCCTCCGGGGCCGTCTGGGAGGCGTAACGCAGTGCGTCGACGAAAATCAAGATGCCCGCCCTATAAGAAGCATCTTAGAAACTCTTCTTCCTCTCCTTCGGAGAGAAGAAGATCCCCGGGGCAAGCCCGGGGCATTCGATTCTTTCTAAAGAGCAAAAAGCAGTAGGGAGAGATTCAGCTTGAAGTCCCCCTCCTGTCGCGCGTACGGTGCCTCCCAGATGGAGGTTGAATGACCGGCGCCCAGTATTATGCGAAGCGAGCACAGCGCGAAGCGAACGTGTTGAACAAGCGGAGGTTCGGCAAGCTCACGCTTGGCCCCGCGGTCGTTCCCCCGACTCCCCCGACGCCTCCCGAGGACGGTTCGCTTCTCGAGGTGTCGATGACGACCCTGCAGTTCGAAGCGTACAAGTACATGCTCGTGTTCCGCGACACGTTCGGGTTCATCCCGACGTACGAGGAGATGGCGCGGTTCTTCAACGTCACGCCCGCCACGATCCGGGATCGGATCTGGTACCTGCAGAGCGTCGGCGCCGTCCGGGTGGTGCCGAAGAAGTCTCGCGCGATCGTGATCGTCGAGGCCGTCAAGATCACAATCCGCCCCTCGCACCGAACGTCGCGAGCCGACTACAAGAAGCCCGCATGAATGAGCTCCCGACCGAACCCAGGCTCGTCACCGCTGACGAAGCTCGCGCCTCCGCGGTGCTCGAGGGGCTCGTCCTTGCCGGCGACCTGTTGGAGGTTGCCCGCCTTTCGTTGGCGCGGTTGAAGGAGAGCCTGCTCAGTGAACCTCTCGACGTCGGCGTTGTCGCGGCGGTCACGGAGAGGGTCGCCGGACTGATCATTCAAGCAACGGCCGTGGTGGACCTCAGCGCGAAGGTCGCGCAGGTGTGCGAGACTCCCCAAGCCTCGTAGCCCAGGAGCGACCATGTTCGGATTCGTCGACGAAAACCAGAATGTCCTGCGCAACGTGATTCAGCACCTGTCGCCGCGGCAGATGCGGTTGAACGAGCTCTACGCGTGGTTCGAGTGCACGCAGTACGACGAGCGCAAGACCGACTGGAACGGGGTTGAGGTGCTCGAGGGTCTCGACTTCCTCGCTGTTGCGACGCAGGGGTACATCCCGGACGGCTTCAAGTCGATCGGGACCAACGAAGAGCTTCCGCTGAAGTTTCGTCGCCCCACCGCGCCCTACAACCTCGTCAAGGTGGTGATCGAGCGGTTCACGTCGATGCTGTTCAGCGATCGGCGGCACCCCCTGTACGACAGTGCCACGGAGCCGGAGACGCTCGACTGGGGCAACGCGGCAGCGGAGAGCGGGCGCCTATGGCCGACGATGATCAAGGCCCGGAACTACGGCGGCGCCATGGGCAGCGTCGCCGTCGGGTTCAGCTTCGTGAACGGAAAGCCGAAGTTCGAAGCCCACGACCCCAGGTGGCTTTTCCCGACCTTCAGCGACCAGCAGGAGCTCGAACTTGAATCGCTGGAGAAGAAGTACCCCTATGAAGTGGAAAGGTGGATGCCTGAGAAGGCGCGGTTCGAGACCTTCGTCTACTGGTACCGGCGCGTCATCGATCGAACGTCCGACGTCGTCTACGAACCGCTGCTCGACGAGACGTACACGGAGGCGCTGAAAGAGAACAAGCCGGTGCCGTGGCTGGAGAAGTCTCGAAAGGCCCACAATTTCGGCGAGTGCCCTGTCGTGTGGATCCAGAACATCGCGGTGGACGGTGCGATCGACGGCGAGCCCGACTGCGCGGGGATCTACCCGACCTCGGAGGCGATCGACGCGCTTCTGTCTCAGGCGAACTCGGCGACCTTGGGCAACGGGGACCCGACGCTGCTTCTGCAGAGCGACGCTGAACTTGGAGAGCTCGACCTCGGGCGCAAGAACGTCGTGAAGCTGAACCAGGGTGACGACGGAAAGTTTCTCGAGATCACCGCGGCCGGCATCAAGGCGATGCGGGAACTCGCGAAGGAATTCAAGGAGAACGCCCTTGAGGTCGTGTCCTGCGTGATCGACAACAACCAGGTTGGCGATCGAGCGACGGCGACCGAGGTGGAGCGGATCTTTTCGGCCATGCTCGCGAAGTGCGACATCCTCCGGGAGCAGTACGGAATGAAGGGGGTCGTGCCGCTCATGGAGAAGATGATGCGCGCTGCCGCGAAGCTCGCGACCACGAACGTCGCGCCGACGACCGAAGGAGGACAGCCCGTGCGGTACACGGTGACGCTGCCGCCGCGGGTCGAGAAGGACAAGAACGGCGAGATCGTGAAGATCAAGCGCACGTTCGGGGAGGTGCTGGATCTCTCGCTGAAGTGGGGGCCGTACTTCATCCCCAGCTTGAATGACTCGAAGCAGGCGGCGGACGCGGCTTCGGTGGCGCGAGAGGCGAAGCTGATCGACCAGGAAAGCGCGACGAGGTTCGTCTCCGGGCACTTCGGGATCGAGAACCCGCGCGCGGTGCTGGAGGCGATCGATCACGAGAAGCAGACCGAGAAGGACGAAGAGAAGGCGGAACTGGACGCCGAGCTTGAAGCCCAGCTGAAGATCGAAGCCGCCGCAAAGCCCCCCGCTGCTCCCAAGAAGGTGTAGCCGTGAACGTCGCCAAGGAAGAGCTCGCAACCGTCGTCGACGCACCCGTGGAAAACGCTCCGCTCGACGAGACGACGCCGCAGATCCGTGAGTCGCCCGGAATCGTGCATCCGCCGACGATGGACGACATGACCGCGTTGTTCGACACGGGCACGACGCGCAAGTTCATGGACGGGAAGATGACCCCCAAGGAGGTCTTCCAGAAGTACGAGCTCCGCGGGCGCAAGTGCTACGGGTGCGGGAACCCCAAGGGCGCGATCCTCATCCGGGTCTTCATGCCGCTGAACGAAGCGTGGAAGCGCGCGCCGGAATTTCTCGCCCGCGCCTCCATGTGGGCTGCGGAGCAGGGGGTCGAGCGCATCCCGACCGTCGACTTCGGAACGCCCGGCAACACGGAGCCCTACATCCGGATCTCGGAAAAGGTCGCGTGCGCCGACTGCCAAGCGACCGCAGAAAAAGCAGCCGCGCACGGCCCGTCGTGGTGCGTCGTGGAGATCAAGCGCGGGCCGAGCAACATCAACCCCATGGTGCGCGTCGCGAAGGAACTCCGGAAGGGGTAGCCCGTCATGCTGAGCGCACGTCAGGTCGCTGAAGAGCAGCGCCGCTTGCTCGACACGATCGACCAAGCGAGCGCGCCGGCGATCCGCAGGTTGTTCCAGACGCTCTTGAAAGACCTCATCGAGAAGCTGACTCAGGTGCTCCCTCGAGAGACCGTGCTTTCTGCCGCTATGGCGTCGATCATTCAACGAGGGATCGCAGAAGCTGAGGAGGGGTTCGCCGTCGAACTTGAAGAGGCGATCACGGACTCGGTGATGCGAGCCGGGCGCGATTCCGCCTGGAACCTCTTGGGCGGAGCCGCCACGGGAACCGGTCTCAAGCGAGTCGCGTACGCCGAGATCGCGCCTCTTGTGCACGGGTTGAAGGGTTCGGCGCTCGTGCTCATCCGCCGTCCCGTCGCGAGCGCGGTCGAACAAGTAGCTTCAATGTTGAATCGACGCGTCATTCAAGTAGCGCTGCGCAAGCAACCCGTCGCCTCATTCATTCAATACGCCGAACAGATTGCGAAAGAGCACTGGTGGCGTGTCGCGCGCATTCTGCGAACCGCTTCGGCGTGGATCTTCAATCGAATCCGCGTCGTGATGGTGCAGCGCGCCGGCGGGAGTGCCTACCTGCTTCGATGGACTGAGCTCGTCGACGACGCAACGGGGTTTCCGCTCGACGATCGCGTGGCTCCAGACTCCATGGTCCTTCACGGGCAGGTCGTGCTTCCCGGCGGCGAGTACGTGATGCCTCCGGACGATCGGGTGCGTAGAGACCTGTGGGGGAAGTCGTGGGTGCATCCGCCGAACCGGCCTCACGATCGCAGCGTTTTAACGCTGTGGCAGCCGGGTTCCGGTGTGCCCGCGTGGATGTGGAAGAACGGGGCGCGGGTGCCCGCAGAAGGTGCCTCGCTTGACATTCGCGCCGTGCCGCTTCTTTAATCGACCTCGCTCGATGTTGGATCGACCAAAGGCGGCACCTCTTGGCGGACACTTTCGAACTCTCCGGGTCGTACGCGACAGAGCCCTCGTCGGGTTCTCCTTCCGCGGACCCGTCGCTCGCAGCAGCGATTGAAGAGTCCGTTTCGCTCGACTTGAAGGAGCTCCGCACCTACCGACTTGACGCTGACTCGGTGCAGACGGTTGACCTCGGTGGCCTTGACGAGGTAAACGTCCTGCTCGTCAAAGCGGTAGGTGGAAAGTTGAAGGTTCGACTCACGTCAACCGACGGCACCACCCAGGCGGTTCCGGTCGACTCGTTCCTGTGCATCATCAGCGAGTCCGTCGGCATCACCGCAATCGATCTGCTCCGGGAAACCGGGATTGAAGTGACGGCCAAAATCTTCATGGGGCAGAAGGCGTAACGCCCAGCCCCGCAAGGAGTTGAACCATGTCGTACACCGCTCGCAGCAAGACGCTCGCCGATGTCCTCAACGACGCCAGCCAGGGGACCTTCGACCGGGCGCTCGCCAAGGTGAAGCTCGGGCGGATGCTCAAGCCCGTGAAGGTGACGATCACCGGTCTCGCTGCCGCCGCCGCGATCGACCTGACGACCGCGGCAACCCGCGCGGCCGCGACCCTCACCCAGGGGCTCGACGACCTCGGCAGCTACGACACCCTGCCGCCGATCCTCATCCTGAAGTCGTGCCGCGTGACGGCCGTCGGGTCGGCCGCGCTCGGGCCGCGCATCCCGATCGATTCCGGCGGCACGGCGATCGCGCCCTCGACCTACGCCGGGCACGTCAAGGTGTCGGAGGACGGGACGACGCTAACCTTCGAAGGCACCGTGACGGGGCTCGTCATCGAGTACGTCCCCCGCTCGGCGGAAGACCTCGGCAACGACTACCCGCTGTCCTAAGCGGATCGCAGTTCAACCGTAGCCGTCGCGAGACGGTGAATAGCCGCAAGTTCGCTCGTTCGGAAACGCTAGTCACTCGCCGTGGACCCACACGCCCACGGCAGCGGTGAACAGCCGGTAAAACCGGGCGAGGACTCAGCCAAGAAGAGCGAACCCATGTCGATGCGAAACCGAAACAAGGACCGAAATCCCCTGCAGTCCCGTTACAAGCGCTGGTTCAACAAGCCCGAAGATGGGGTCGGCGGCGGGGGCGGCAGCGGGGGTGGCAGCGGTGGAACCGGAGACGCGGCAGCTGCGAAGGTCGCCGCCGACAAGGCAGCGGCCGAAGCGAAGGTCGCCGCCGACAAGGCAGCGGCGGACGCGAAGGCAGCGCAGGAAGCGGCAGCGAAGGCGACGGCAGCGGACAAGGCCGCGCTCGACAAGGCCGCGAAGGACGCGCAGGACGCGGCGGACAAGTCGCAGAAGTCGGCCGACGCGGCCAAGGCGGCAGCGGACAAGATCGCGGCCGACCTGAAGACGGCAGCGGACAAGGCCGCGAAGGACGCGAAGGACAAGGCTGAGGAGGATCCGGAGGAGCTCGCGCCGATCACCCTGAAGACCAAGGACTTCAAGAAGATCAAGGACGAGGCCGGTCGCAAGGCGCTCGAGAAGACCGCGAAGGAAGCAGGGTTCGATTCAGCCGAGGCGATGGTGGCGGCGGCAAAGGCCGCAGGCAACCCGAGCGCGAGCAAGGTCGAGAAGCAGCTGGCGGACCTGCAGGCGAAGCAGGCCGGGCTGGAGGCCGAGCTGGCCAAGACCAAGATCGTCGCGAAGATCCGTGAGGCGGCGCTGAGCCAGGGGTTCGTGGACTCGGCGTACGCAGAGAACCTCGCGGAGCGCCAGATCGCGGGCAAGTCGGCGGACGACGCGCAGGCGTTCGACTTCAAAGGGTACTTCGGGACCATGAAGAAGACGCATCCGCACCTGTTCGTCGCCACGGAAGTCCCGGCTGACACGGGCCACACGGGGAAGACGACCCCGGCGGCAGTGGGAGCGGGCGACACGAAATCGGCAGCTGGAGCGGCTGGTCAGGTGGATGCGACCAAGCTGACCCCGGAGCAGTACGCGGCGCAGAAGGCGCAGCGGTTCGGAAGCTATCCGTCGGCGTAAAGCGGGCAGGGTCGGAAGATCCTCTCGTGATGTTGTGAACCACACATGCTCGTCGGCCGCGCGTTGCGCTGAGCTCGACGACGAAGAGAGGAAGGTCCGCCTTGCCCGATTTTTCCGTAATGCTCCAGACCCCGGAAGTCCGTCAGATGGTGCAGGAGAAGTTCCTGCAGCGCGAGTGGAACGACGGTCTGTTCCCGGGCCTCCTGATGCGCGCCGAAGCGGAGCCCCAGAAGTGGGACCCCACCTGGGGCGACGAGATCATCCGCACCGGTTCCGGCTTCATCCAGCCGGATCTGCGCCCCCTGCGCCCCGGGGTTGACCCGACGCCGGTCACGTACAACAAGGAGCAGTGGTCGGCCACGAAGCAGCTGTACGGCCAGACCATCGACGAGCACATGCCGTCGAGCGCGGCGGCGTTCGCCAGCCTCCTGATGGACAAGGCGAAGAAGATGGCGATGGCGGCGGCGCAGTCGATGAACCGCAAGGCCCGCCAGGTCCTCTACAACGCCGGCTCGAGCGGCTGGACCAACTGCGACGGCGCGCAGGCGGCCGTGACGACCCTTCGGGTCGCGCGCCTCAACGGGTTCACCAAGGCTCGTCGCCCGGACCTCGCGCAGGGCTCGCCTGTCCGCTTCGAGGCGGTGTCGACGAGCAACCCGCTGTCGATCACGATCTACGACAACGCGGGTCCCGCGGCTGTCACCCGCACCGTGACGGGCTTCACGCCGGACAACGCCGGCGACGAGTTCGGTCCTGGCACGCTGACGATCGCCGGCGGGGCGGTCACGGTCGATGACCGCGCGTACGTCTACGCGTCGGACCGCACGAGCATCGTGCGCGTCGGTGGCGGCAACTCGGTCGACGACGTCGGCGGGGCGGACGTGCTGACGTTCGCCGACATCCGGACGGCGGTCTCGCGCTTCCGGACGCAGAACGTCCCGGCGCACTCCGATGGGCGGTTCCACTCGCACATCAACCCGACGTCGCAGACGCAGCTGTACGGCGACCCGGAGTTCCAGCGGATGCTGACGGGCGTTCCGGACTACCTGCCGTACAAGGCGTTCACGCTCGGGGAGACGCTCGGCTGCATCTTCTTCATGGACAACGAGGTCCCGCAGGCGTTCAACGTCTACCCGGGCACCCAGACCGCCTTCGTCGCCGAGCAGACGTCGTGGGAGGCGCGCGAGGGTCTCGCCCCGGAGCTCTTCAACGCGAACAGCGTCGCCATCCAGCGCCCGATCTTCACCGGGTTCGGCGGCATGATCGAGTACTTCGAGGACTTCGAGAACCAGGTCACGGAGGCCGGTCTGCAGGGTGCGAAGATGAGCACCGTCGCGACGAACAACGGCATCACGGTCGTCGCGGACCGGACCTGGCTGATGATCCGCAGCCCGCAGAACCGCCTGCAGGACATCGTCGCGCTCACGTGGAAGTTCGCGGGCGACTTCCCGTTCCGCACCGACGCGACGAGCGGCGACGCGGCGCGCTTCAAGCGGGTCCTGACGATCGAGCACGGCTCGTAACGACTGACCCCGCCTCTGCTCCGCACGGGGCACGCGCAAACGGGTGAGTGTGCAACCACCGGGGGCCCTCAGGTTTCGGCCTGAGGGCCCTTCGGCTTCAAGGAGAGTGCGATGTCTCGAAATCGGCAGGACCGGGGGCCCTCGAATGGCGCGCCCGTGACACCCGCGGCCCCGGCAGTCCCCCCTGCACCGGCAGTTCCTCCCGCACCGGCAGTGACGAGCGGGCCTGTCGTCGTCGGGCCGAACGGAGACGTGACGCCCGTGACAGCCCAGACGGCCGCTGTGCCGTCCGGGGAGGCTCCTGCGGAGTCCCCGGCCCCTCCGGCCGTCCCTCCGGCGCCTGTGTCGGATCCGGCCCCTGCGGCGGCTCCAGCGCCCGTGGCTTCCCCCCCGGCCCCTCCGGCGGCGAAGCTCGACGCGCTGATCCGCCCGCCGACCGCTGCGGAGGTCAAGGAGGCCGAAGAGCGCAAGTTCCGTCGGCAGGTCGACGAGCTCGCAGAGAAGGACGCGGAGTTCCGAAAGAAGCTCGAGGACCTCGCGCGATCGTTCGAGCAGCAGTTCTACACCCAGCTGCGCCTGATCGTGGCTGGCATGGGGACCCGGCAGGAGATCATCAAGCCGGCGCCGCGGTACAAGGTCGTCAAGGCGGGGCGGGTGGCCATCCCGCACGGGGGCCTTCTGGATCTCGAGGTTGGGCAGATCCTGTCGGAGAAGCAGTTCGGGCGGGAGTTCATCCAGGGGTTGCTCAAGGAGCCCAAGCTGAAGCTCGAGCAGCTGCCGGACTGAAGCGAAGGGGAGGTGCTCGATGCCGTTGACGCTCGAAGAGAAGATGAAGTGCCGGTACTTCCTCGGGTACCCGAACACGACGGCGGCGGCGTCGCTCCAGTACGGCATGGTGCGCTCGCAGGATTACAGCTTCCTGATCGACCTCGCGATGGCGAACATCCGTCCGGAGGCTGAGGTTCTCGTTCGTGGACACCTCCAGACCCTCGAGGCCATCGAGTGCGTCATGCGCGGTGACGCGATCGACCGGATGGCGGCGGCGCGGATCGGCAACCTGCAGCTGAACCACCTGGAGCAGGACCAGCTCGAGAACGAAGTCCGCAGGTGGGCGATGCGGCTCGCTGAGTGTCTCGGGACGCCCGTCTACCCGTATTCGTCCAAGTTCAAGGCGATGGGGCGCGGGCAGGTGGGCAGCATTCGCCGGAGGTAGGCCATGTCGTGCGGCAAGGGCTTCACCACCTTCAGCGCAGAGCAGATGTCGCACAGCCTTGGCCAGAAGCTGATCAAGACGGTCGACAAGCTGAGGGACCTCCAGACGAAGTTCGGCTTGCGCCCCTACGTTGTGAAGATCGTCCGGACGCGCTGGACCGGAGGAGCTCGCGGAGAAGGCGAGCAGATCATCGTCCGGGAGGAAGCAGTGCTCCCGACCCCGCGGGTGCGAGACGTCGCCGACATGCGCGATGTGCTGGAGATGGTGGGCCGGCAGGAGGCGGGCGACGTTGTCGTGTCGGAGATCTCCGGGCGGTACTCGGAAGGGTTCCTGCAGGGGTACGATGCTGACGGAACGCCTGTCGGGGAAGACGAGCAGATCCACTGGCTCATCGAGTTCCCTGCCCAGGACCGTGGCGGTACCGTGAAGCGCCGGTGGTTTCAGATCGTGAGCGTCCCCGGATTCGCGGCGGATCGATTCGAGTGGCGCGTCACCCTGACGTCGGAAAACGCCGTCCTTCCGGAGTTCGAAACCTGATGGTTGTGTTTCTCACCCTCCCCCAGCTGCAACGCGTCGTCGCGCAGATCCCGGCGGCGGTTCGGCGAGCCACGATCACGGGGATTCACGACGGCGCCCGAAGTGCTGTCCCGATCATGCGGTACCACACGAGGCGCGCACGACCGGCGTCTCGAGCAGGGCTCATCGGTGCGGTGGCGACTGGTCGCTACGTGGACGAATGGCACGCGGAGCTCCGGGGGTTGTCGGCGACGATCATCAACCGCCAGAGCTACGCCGGCGTCATTGAAGGTGGACAGCCCCCCGGAGAAATGCCGCCGATCCAGAACCTTGTGCGTTGGCTCGCGGCGAGGTTCGGACTCAATGCAGCGAGCCCGGCCACGTGGAAGATCGCTCGAGGGGTCGCGCTCGGGATCTACCGCCGGGGGCTGCGGGCGCGGCGCGTGATGAACGGCGCGGTGCACGACGTTGCGGACATCGTTCAGATCAGCGTCGTGAGGGACATCACGAGGGAGTTGATGCGCCTATGACGACGCCCGGACGCCCTGCCATTCGCCCCGTGCAGGGGCCAAAGAACGCGTACAGGATCCCGCTGCCCGGGGAGGCCGTGCTCGTCGAGCGTCCGGACGAAGCGCAAGTGCTGACGGAGCGGGTGGAGCTCGACGCCCACACGGCGTTGTTTCGCGGATTGGCCGAGTACCTCGGCAGTCGGACGATGACGATCGGCAAGAACGAGGTCCGGTTCGCAGCTGCGTTCTACGACATGGCCGAGCCCGACGACCGCAAGCTGAGTCCGTCCTTCAACCTGTACGGCACCGCGCGCGGCGAGTACGAAGCAGGGAGCACGACGCCCCAGATCGTGAAGACGCCCGTCAACGGTATCCTTCGGTTCGTCACTCCGGCTGAGTACGTCCAGTCGATCGGCATCCAGATCTTCGCGACGACCCCTCACGAACGGGGGAACGCTGCGGCGCTCGTGGAGCAGTCGCTTTTTCCGGTGGACTGGATGGCGGGGTTTCGACTGAGGCTCCCGTACTACTTCGGCGCGTATGCGGACTATCAGGTGAGTTCCAACGAGTTCATCGACACCGAGGAAGCCGCCACGAAGCACGATCGGCAAGCCGCTTTCATCGTCACAGGCCGGTTGCTCGTTCTCAGGCTCAAGCCGATCCCGCTCGGAAAACCGCGATTTCAAGCCACCGTTGACGACATTGAAGGTTCGTAACCGACCCCGGATTGCCGGGTAGGTGCAGGTTTTTGACAACGGTGGTATCCAAGGGTCCTCGAAATACTCCCGGGCGCACGACGCCGCGGGCACACCTGCTGGAGGTTCAAAATGGGCTTCTCTCGCCGATTCGCTGACATGCCCGGGGTCGACGTCCTCTCCGCAATCGAGGGGATCGTCATCATCGACAACCCGCCCCCTGGCGCGGTGCGCGGCGTCGGAGTCGGGACCGCCTGCATCGTCGGGGAATTCGCCGACATGACGTACGCGGTGCAGGCGAGCGCGGCCGGGGTGATCTCGACGAAGCCTCAGCCGCGCGAGATCTTCTCGAACCAGGACCTCCTGCAGCAGTTCGGCGGGTGGGACTCCACGATCGGCGACTTCGGGGTGTCCGGTGGCAACGGGTTCGCCGAGCTCAAGGGCAAGTCGTTCTCGCGCCTCGTCGTGGTGCCGGTGAACCTCGCCAGCGGCGGAGGTGTGCGACTGGTTCGCGAGCTCCCGACCAACACGAGCGCCACGAATCCGGAACCCGCCGTCGCCCTCACGGCGGCAACGGTGCAGGCGGCGACCGAGTTCAAGACCGGGACGAGCCGCATCAAGCACGGGGCGCGGTTCACGTTCAAGTCGACGGCCGCGTACAAGACTGGCATCGACGGCTCGGTGGCAGCGGTTGCGGGTACGGCGACCGGCGGCTACGTCGAGTCGGCCGTCGGCCCCTTCGACCTGCGCAGCATCACGCTGACGACGTTCCTCCGCGTCGCGTTCAACGCCGGCGGCAACCAGGACTTCAACCTGTCGGCGGTGGCGGCAGTGGTCACGGGTTCTGGCGGCGCTGCGGCAGCGATGTCGAACGAGACCATGGAGGTCAAGATCGGCTCCGGCCCGTGGCAGACGATCACCTTCACGACGGAAGCGACGCAGGCGCTTGCGCTCGCAGCCGCCAACACCCAGCTGGAGGACGGGCGATTCCAGACGGAGGACGCGAACAACGCGAAGATCGTGAGCGACAAGAAGGGCACCAGTGCTCGGGTCCAGACTCGCAACGTGGCGGCCGGCATCACCACGAAACTCGGCATCGCGAACAACGCTGACCAGAGCGGTTCCGGCGACGTCGCGGATCTCGGCGCCGTCACGGCCGCGGAGACGGTGGCCAAGCTCTCGACGCTCACGAACGGCACGGCGGCAGTCGTGGCCGGCAAGGTGCGGCTCACGTCCGCCACGACGGGCGTGCTGGGCACGGCAACGGTGGCGGCTGCATCGACGGCCGATGGGATCTACGGCGGCGACTTCGCGACGAACGCAACCGGAACGGGCACGGCGGCTGGCGCCGGCGGCGGCACCTCGCTGAACTTCGATTCCGCCGGAGGAGACTTCCTCAACCCGGACGTGGCGACGAAGGTCAAGGTCGGCGACGCGCTCGTGGTCGGTGTCATCGGCGCCGCTGGTGCGCAGGGCGACAACGCGTTCACCCTGCGGGTGCGCTCGATCACCAGCGCCACGCGCCTCGTCGTCGAGAAGCAGGACGGGTCCTCGTTTAACTGGACGACCGGTACCGACCTCGCATGGCGGCTCCACACCGCCGCCGTCGCGGACTCCGGAGGCGAAACCGCAGTGGACGGGGCGGGCGGCTACGTGCTCCCGGCTCGGCCGATCGACGCGACGGTGGCGGCTGCGACGGCAGTGTCCCCGACGGTTCCGGCAGCTGCGGGCACGGCGACGACGTGGGATCCGGCGTCCGGGCTGAAGCTGATCACACACCCGACGGCGGGGCTCGTCTACACGGCGGCGGTGCAGGCACCAAACGCAGTGGCGCACTCCAGCATCGACGCCCTCTACAGCCTCGCCCTCGACGCGCTCGTCTCGGACCAGGCGCCGGCGAGCGAGGTCAACATCGTCCACGCGGCTCGGACCTCGAGCAGCATCCGGAGCAAGCTCAAGAGCTCGGTGCTGAGCTTCGTCGGGCAGGGCGTCGGCCGGTGCGCGATCGTGTGGCCCGAGCTCAACGTCATCGATCCGAGCACCGTTCTCGGGACCGCAAGCCCTGGTGTCGGAGCGACGCGCGACGAGCGGGTCTTCTACTGCTGGCCGCACATCCAGCTGGAGATCACCGAAGCCGTGAACACGCCGGTGCAGGGGGCCGACGGGTTCGACTACGACGACGGGATCGTGGACATGCCGGCGGCGGGGAAGCTCCTGAGCGGGTTGTCGCTGCTCGCGCCGGAACGGAACCCCGGACAGCCGTCGGACCCCATGAAGACCGTCATGGCCGACATCAAGGGCTTCGCGCGCGGCACCCCCACGCTGGCCATGAGCCACTACATCCAGATGAAGGCCAAGGGCGTCGTCGGTGTTCGGAACGACCGCGTGAACGGGTTCATCTTCCAGTCCGGCGTCACGTCGTCGCTCACCTCCGGACGACTGAACATCAACCGCCGCCGGATGGCCGACTACATCCAAGACTCGGTCGGAGAAGCGCTGGCACCGTGGGCGAAGGAGCCCATGAGCGAGAAGTTCAAGGCTGGGACGACCCAGCTGGTGGAGAACTTCCTCGCCCAGCTGCTCTCGAAGGACAACACCGCGATGCAGCGGATCACCGGGTACGAGGTCGACGTCGTGACCGGGAACAACGCCGAGCTCGAGGCGGCCGGGATCTGGGTCATCATCGGTCGTGTCCGCACAACCCCGACGGCTGACGCGATCGTCTTCAGCACCGAGATCGGCGAAGGCGTCGTCATCACGAAGACCAACTAGCTTCACTAACCCGCCGCGCCATGTGCGCGCATCGAAGGAGTTTCAGCCATGGCTCGTACCGGAATTTACAACAAGAACCTGAGCCCCTTTCCGCTGCCGCCCCCGTTCACGGGCGCGGTCGGGGGCCTGAAGACGGCCGTCGTCGCCCAGACCCTGTCGGTCGTGAAGGGCATCCTCGGTGGTGACGAGGGTCTCATCTCGAGCGGTCTGCTCCTGAGCGAGCTCGCAGCGACGGCGGAAGTCACCAGCCACAACGGCACGGGAAGCGTCGGGCTCACCCTCGCCGACGCAGCGCCGCTCGGAGCGGCCGGTGTCGCGGCCGTCGGGACGTCGACCCAGGCGGCGCGCGAGGACCACGTTCACGAGAACAACCTGATCTTCCTCGCCCCGACGGCGCTGACGATCGCCGCCGGCGTCGTGACGGTGTCCGACCCGGAGCACACGCTCGCCGGGCAGGGCGGGGCAGCGGACGACCTCGACACGATCAGCGGGCTCGCGGTGGGCCAGGCCGTGATGCTGCGGCCGGTGTCCGACACGGTCAACATCACGATCAAGCACGCCACGGGCAACATCGAGTGCCCCGGCGGGGTCGACATCGTGCTCGCCGAGGACGACGATTTCGTCCTGTGCGTCATGGCGGCGACGAAGGTCGTGGTCCTCGCCTACAAGACGAAGGCGAAGGCGTACGTCCACACGTCCGATCTGCAGATCATCGCGGCCACCCCGGGCGCCGAGGCGGCAAACGCGATCGACATCGTCGGGGCCCTCACGGACCTGAACGGCGTGGCGATTTCGGCCGCACAGCAGGTGTTCATTCGGTCGATGGCCGTGACGGCAAACGAAGGAGACCTCGCGGCAGCGTCGACGCCCGTCGGCACCGTAAAGAAAGCCGTCAACCCGGCAACGGGCGCGAACGAACTGTGGATGGAGACAACCGCAGCTGGGCTGTTTTCGTTCAAGGTGAGCAACACCGTCGCCGAAGAGACGGTCGTCGTCATCGAGGCCGAGGGGTGCCGGTCGAAGGTGCTGAAGCTGACGTTCACCTAGGCTGACTTGACACCGAGGCAGGGCTTCGGTGAGATTGTCGCCGTTCAAGCGAGCCACACCGCCGGCACAGGCGGGATAGGGCGCGCGAGTCTCCGCAAGGGGGTTCGCGCGCTCTTTCGTTCTGGAGGTCGTCATGCCGGCAGGGAAGCGATCAGGGGTCTGGAAAGCCCAGCACCGCCTCATTGCTCTTGCCTGTCTTCTGGGCGCGGTTCAGACGAGTGTACAAGGAACTCAGCGGGATGTTGCGGAGACGCGCCCATTCCGCGATGCAGTGAGTTTCGCCGTTGGCAGTGATGTGGCGAGTGCTTCGCGTGTTGCGGTTCTGCTGAACGTCGGTGGCCCAGCGGCAGTTGCCTGGCTCGTAGCCGAGGGTGTTGTCGATGCGGTCGATGCTGTGAATCGGGCTGGGTCGTCGCCCCATGTCGGTCAGGAAGAGCTCGAAGGTGTGCCAGCGTTCGCAGACCGTGATCCCTCGGGCGCCATAGTTCGCGTACAACTGGTGACCCGCGTTCTCGCATCGCGAGAGCATGTTGGACCAGCAGCGATACTCGGGCGTTTCCTTGCCGTTTCGGCCCTCCCCGTGTCGCAGGTTCAGCTTGGCGCCTCGAGCGCGCCCGAGCTCCCGTCGCAGACAGCCGCAGGAGGTTGTAGTCCCACCCCGCAGGTAGGCTCCGGACACGTCGCACTCGACACCGCACGAGCAGCGGCACCGCCAGACGATGGCCCCATTGACGCGGGCTGGAAGAACGTGCAGAACAGCCAAGCGCCCGAACTGGTTTCCTGTCAGATCTTTCATCGCAACCTCCGATCCAAGGCGTAACAGATAAGAGCAGAAAGGACAAGAAACCATGCCCGCGGGAAAGAGAATTAAAGGTCAAGAGGCTGAAATCCGCGTCCAGTTCGCCAACGGCGAGGTGCGGTCGATCACGGACGTCAAGAGCTTCGAGTTCACCTTGGACTCGGAGATCCTCGAGGAGGGGTACCTGGGCCACAAGCACAACTCCTTCGACGACGTCTACAAGGGCGTCGAAGGGTCTCTCGAGGCCCACCTCGAGTCCGGCGACATCTTCGATTTCGTCATGGCGGCGATCAACCGCATGAAAGCGTCGACCGCCGGCCTGCAGTTCCACGCGAACTGCACGATGGCCTTCCCCGACGGGACCCAGCGTCGGCTCTTCTTCAACAACATCTTCTTCGGCGGGTTCCCGTTCACCATCGGCGGCCGCACCGAGTACGTGACCATGAAGAGCACGTTCAAGTGCTCCGAAATGACCATCGGCCGGTAGCACCTGAGAGAAGGGCGCCGCCGTCGCGCGTGGCGGCGCCCTGAAGGTCCTTCGCGCAAAAGGCAGGCCCCAGTGAACACCCTCGCAACAAAGGCAGAGCGCGCCGTACACGTGTACGAGCTTCCGGAGAACCTCTTGGTGTCGCTCGGCACGGACAAGTGGAAGAGCGTCACCCTCGTCGAGCTCACCGCCGCAGAGGAGCAGGCGGCGATGAAGCGCTGCAAGTCGGACCCGATGCGACTCGCGGTCGAGTTCGCCAAGCAGGCCCTCGTGGAGGTCAACGGCGAGAAGGTGTCGCTGGGCAACCAGTCGGTCGACCGGGCGTGGGACGAGTTCCCGTCGAAGATGCGGTCGCTCGTCATGTCGGCGTACAACGAGATCCACAACCCGTCCGAGGAGGAGCAGGCCGGTTTTCTCAAGAGCCGGACGACGAGGGTCGGGAAGTAGACCTCACGGTTCGGCTGGTCGTGGCCAGGTACAGCATGGCGCTCGGGAAGCCGGGCGAGTACGAGAGGGCGGTGTGGTCGCTCTTCGGGTTCCTGGCCCGGTACGGGCACCAGTCGATCGCGCAGCTGATGGAGTTCCCGATGTCGGACCTACAGAAACTGGCGAGGTCGGTCGGGGAGTTCATGGAAGAGGAGAACGCGCAAGTGGAAGGAGAGTGACCCGTGGCAACCCCGGTAAGCCGACACGTCCAGATCATCGTCACGATGGCGAATCGGCTGACCACCCCGGCGGCGCGGATGACGTCGTCGCTGATCTCGATGGTCCGGGCAGCGCGGGCGGCTCAGCTGATCTTCCAGGGGTTCTCGGCCATCGGCGGGTACTTCGTCCAGATCAACAAGGAAATGGAGGACATGAAGCTCGCGTTCGCTTCCGTGTTCCACGCGAAAGGGTTGGTGGGCACCTTTGCGGAGGGCATGGAGCAATCGGTGCAGTTCGTGTCCGAACTCCGGAAAGAGGCCGCTCTCCTCCCCGGATCGTTCGCCGAGTACGCGCAGGTGGCGGGCCGGTCGTTCAACGCCGTGGCCGACGGGGGCTTTGCAACCGCAGCCGGCATGGCCGACTTCATCAGCAAGTTCACCGCGATCGGTCTGATGATGAAGGTGCCGGCTCGAGCGGTCGGTAACTCGCTCCAGCTGATCATGAAGGGCGCCCAGACCCGGATCACGCCGATGTGGCAGCGGCTCAACGGGTACATGGACGTGTCGCTCGCCCAGTGGAAGGCGATGACGGCGCCCGAGCGGGTGGAGCGGCTGAACGCGGTGTTCGACAAGTTCAAGGACTCGCTCGACGCCGCATCGAACACGTGGGAGGCCATTCAGGGCACGTTCTCGACGCACATGCAGGACATCGCGCGTGCGACGTCGGCTCCCTACTTCGAGGCCCTGAAGGGGGTCCTGAAGGACCTGAACACCTACCTCGCCGCGAACCAGGCCGGGGTTGTGCGCCTGCTCCAGACGGTGATCAAGCTGACGGCCGCGGTCGGCGTCTTGAAGCTCGTCTCCATGGGGGTCGGGCGCTTCGCAGGAACCAGCCTCACCGGGCTCCTGACGCGGCCGCGGTCGCTGTCGATCACGAATCCGTTCGCAGCAGGGACGATGCCGGGCTTCAAGCAGGTGCCGGTGTGGTCGCCGCTTTCGCTGCGACTCGCTCAGTCGCAGGGGTTGTGGAAGCGGACGAGCGCCCACAAGGGATGGGGCGAGGACGCAGGGTTCTACTTCAAGCAGCGCGTCATGGGGCAGAAGTCCCGGGTCGTGCAGCCCTACTTCCTGAAGGCGGTCCAGAACCCGCTGTCGGGCGTGCAGCGGATGCAGAAGGGGCTCGCGGTCCTGGAGAACGTGCTGTTCGCGTTCACCAAGTTCGCCGGGATCGCGGTGGTTCTGTGGGGCCTCGCCGGCGCGCTCATCGCTTTCTCGAAGAACACCAACGGGATCCGCGACATCCTGTTCAAGACGATCGACGGCATCGCGTGGCACCTTCAGCCCGCCGTGGCGATGTTCGGCCAGATCGCGGGGATGCTGAACCCTGAGGGAGACATCGGCTACTTCTTCGCGACGCTGCTCACCAAGGTCGTAGAAAACATGCTCGACACGGTGCGGATGATCGCGGCGTTCTACGGCTCGATCGCTTCCATGTTCGCTCTCTTGACCGCGGGGTCGTGGAAGGCGCGCAACGACATTCTGGCGAACGTGCTCGGGGTGGCGGACAAGAGCGGGCCGATCCGTGCCCAGACCTTCACCGACTTCATGGACCTCGGCCCCACCGGGATGATGGCGTCCTTCTACGCTCACCACCTGCAGCAGCTCACTGACGACGAGAACGCGCGCGCCGGCATGGACGGAAAGCTCGGAAACCTGAAGGTTCCGAATGCTCGCAACGGCCCGCCCGTGTACGACTTCCGCGGGTCGAAGTTCACGATCACGCAGCAGTTCGCGGAAGGATTCGATCCCGACCGCATTGCCGTCGCGTTCGCCGACGACCTCTCAGCCCTGGCCGACCGACGTCTCCAGAGCGCCTTCGCACCCGTCGGGGCGATCTAGCGGAGGTGCCGGATGTGGGTCACAAATCAGCCAGAGGATGACTTCGGGGGGTCGGGGCTCACGATCGTCGAGACGGCTGGGATGCAGCGCGGCGTGCGCTTGCAGGGGCGGGCAGGGCCGTTCAAGGGAGTGGAATTCGGCGGCTCCATGCGGGCCGAGATCACCCACTACGCCGGCAACCCGATCGCCTCCATTCAGGTGCTGGGCGCTGAGGAAGCGCCGACAACATTCAAGGGCAAGTGGAAGCGCCGGTACTTCGCGGCCAACGAGTTCATCACGGACCCGATGGAGGCTGAGTTCATCGTCGTTGACGCGCAAGGGATGCGGACGCTCGTGCAGGTCCCAGACATGGTCGCCTACGTCGACTCCATCCGTCGCGCCGGCCAGCTGCTCGAGGTGAACTGGGCTGAGATCCTCCGGGTCGGGATCCTGAAGAAGTTCACCCCGACGTTCATGTCTCGCATGGAGGTCGAGTGGGAAATGGAGTTCGAGTGGATCTCCCAAGGGGAGGTGCATGTCGAGACTCGACCGCGCACGAACAGCCTGTCGGACGTCGAGCAGCTGATGGCCAAGTCGGTTGGCGACATTGTCGCGGCCGTTGATCAACAGCCGGCGCCCGAGCGGTTCGAGAATTCGACCGTCACGGTGCCGACGGATCCCGAGGGCCCTGTGTACCCGGACGGACCTTCCGACGCAGCCGCCATCGCGAACAGCATTGCGCCCGTGGGTGCGTCGGTCGGACAGGCCGTCGCGTCGTTCTTGAGGGACGGCGAGGTGCAGGCGCGCGTGAACCGGCTCGTGGCCCAGTACGCAGGGATCCGGGACGCAGCTGCTTCCGTTGTGGACGGCATCGGGGGCGTCGGGACGGCGACGCGGACGACGATCGCGGTGCTGTTCGGCATCCGGGCAGATGCCGTGTTCCTCCGGGAGTACGCGCTCCGGACAACCACCGAGGCGCTGTTCGGGGTCACGGACGCAGCGCTCGTCGGCGTGGCGGATCTGCTCACGGCCTCAGCCGTCACCCGGCGCTTCGGGGCCGGGGTGCTGCAGACCCGGAACGACGCGAACCAGGTGCGGTCGGATCTGGAGCGGGAGGTAGAGCCTGAGCTCTTCGCGATCATCACGGCCCGGGAAGGCCAGAACCTTCGCGACGTCTCATTCCAGTATTACGGGACGACGGACGGGTGGCGGTTCCTGAAGCAGTACAACCGGACCGACTCGTCGGAGCTCACGGCCGGGCAGGTCATCTTCGTGCCGCGTCGGCTCGGTCGTGTGGAAGAAGGGGTGGACTTCTGATGTCGGGCGCCTACTACCCGAGCGTCATCGTGACGTTGAGGATCCGTTTCGACGAGGTTTTCGCGCCCCTGCTCGGCTTGGACCTGACCCAGCAGCCCACGTCGAAGGAGCTCAGGGCCGCGCAGAACTTCGACCCGATCAGCGAGAAGACGCGGTCGAACCTGCCGCTCCTCATGTCCGGGGTGAAGGATTCCCTCTCGCGCGTGTTCAACCTCCAGCCCAGGTCGATGAACACCGTCCTCGAGACGTACCGGCGCGCCAGCACGTTCGGGATGGAGTTCGACTACGCGCGGGTGCCGATCGACCCGACGCTGATCCGGTCGGCAGCGGTGGAGATCTACCTCGACGCCGTGAAGCCGGAAGCGTTCTCGGACGGGATGATCGCCAGCACCGCCGCCGGTGTCGCCTCCGGACAGCCGCGCCTCGCAACGCTCGTGCCGTCGCCGGAGAACCTGCTCTTCGTGGGCACGGTCGATGAGTGGGAGACGACGCACGACAACGACGGATCGCACGTGCGGATCGAGGGCCGCGACCTTCGCGCCATCTTCCTGGACTCGCCGGTTGACAGCGCGATCGTGCAGGACATCGACGTGTCGCAGCCGATCGCGACCCGGACGAGCAAGAACGCCGACGGATCGCTGAACCTCACGCGCTCCATGGGGGTCGTGAACCAGATCCTCGCCCGCCATCCGATGGGCCAAGCCTTCACGGTGGCTGTGAATCCTGCCGAGTGGCCCGGCGGGCGGTTGCCCAGCCCGTACTCGAAGGACGGCGTCACCCGGATGCGCATCCCGGCCGACACGGCGGTCAATCCGACGTCGGGCAAGGTGCGCGCGACTCCGAAGGCGGATCCGAACCAGATCAACTACTGGGACCTCGTCACCCAGTATTGCTACCTCTGCGGCGCGATCCCCTACTTCCACGGCGCCGAGCTCCGCATCCGCCCCGTCCGCACCCTGTACGAGACGATCGACAAGGCAGGGTTCGACCCCCAGTTCCCCTCCCCCTTTGCCACGAGCGGGTTCGACATTTCAGGTGCGCGGGACATCACGGAAGGGGACCCAGCGCGCAAGCTGCCCTTCTACATCCGCAAGATGGTGTTCGGCCGGAACATCGAGAAGATCCGCGTGAGCCGGAAGTTCAACGGCTACCGCCCGCGGGTGATCGAGTGCGTGTCGCTCGACACCTCGAGCGCGACCCGCGGCCCTGACAAGCTCCTGCTCGCCGCATGGGACGGGACGCAGGACCCGTGGGATGACGGCACCGGGATCGGGACGGTGAAGAAGCGCAACAACCAGCACCACAAGCCCAGGTACGTGAAGACGAACGTGAGCCCCAGCGGGTTCCGATCGGAGTCCGAAGTCCTGCGGGTGTCCGTGCCGGGCATCAAGGACGTGTCGCAGCTGCGGGAGATCGCGAAGTCCATCTTCGACGAGGTCGGCCGCGGCGAGATCTCGGGGACGTGTGAGACCAAGGACCTCGCGAGCTTCGCCACGGAGCCGGGACAGGGAGGGAACAGCGACCCAGACCTTGTGCGGCTGCGTCCGGGCGATCCGGTGGAGTTCCTGACGGACACGTCGGCGACACGGGCGGAATCCCCTGTTGCGCACGTGCTTGTCCAGAACGCACAGGCGTCGTTCGCAGAGGCCGTCGAGAAGATCGCGCACGCCATCGGGGGCGCCTCCCCCTCCCGGGGGGACTACAACTTTGCGCGCGTGCTGGCGGCGACGTCGCGCAAGCTGGCGGATGTGCAGTCGTTCTACCGGGTGACGGCCGTGCGGTACACGTTCGACGGCAGCGGGCTCAACATCAACTTCGACTTCCACAACTACATCGAGGCGCGGTTCGATACCCGGAAGGCCGAGGCCAAAGGCGCTGGGATCGGCCCCTTTGGCGGCAAGCAGGGAGGGCTGCAGCCGTTCGATCCGACGCAGCTGCAGGTGAAGAACGTGCGGGGCGGGGGGCTCGAGCCCTTCGACCCGAACAAGCTGCAGGTGTCAAACGGCCTCATGGGGTTACGGGACCAGATGAAGAAGGCCGTGCGGGGCGGGGCCGTCGTGCGAAGCTCGGTGCCGCGTGCGGTACCGGCCCAGGCAGCGGGCGCCAACCGGACGCGTGGTGGCGGGAGCGACATCGCCGACGAGCGGCAGTCGCTTCTGGATGCGCGAGACGGGGTGCGCAGCTTCGTAGACGAGCAACTCGGGAAGAACCTGCGACCGAAGGGAGACGGCTGACATGAAGCGCGGAGCCGCCAAAGGTCGCACTCGAGGAGCGTCGCGTTCGATCGACACGGGTCGGCTGGCCCGGAACCTCGCGTATCCGGGCATCGACTCGCGGATCTGGGTATCGCTCGCGTTCGTGTCGTCTCGGACGCCGACGATCGAGGTCGGGGAAGGGGTGTTCATCGACGTCGTCCTGATGCCCAGCGAGATTCAGGAGACGGCGCGGCTCTCGGCGGTCTACGCCGGCCCCGACTACGGGCTCTATTGCCCCGTCGAGTTCAACGACGAGGTGCTCGTGATGGCGCCGTCTGGAGACCCGAATCAAGGGCTCGTCGTGCTGCCGCGGATGTGGTCGCCGTC